ACTATCCACATACTATTAACTGTAACTTGAATATGGTTTTTAACATTCTCCATGTTTTGATGTTGGTCTGATGGAGCTTGTTGGAGATTACATTGATGAACATACTCTTGAACCATATTACCAAAAAAATCTGTTAGCTTGGTTTCATTTAATACTTTGGGTTCTATTAACAGTTCTTCTTTTATTTGTCCTGCCAAATTTTTCCCCCAACTTATTCTTTTTGAGTCGGCCAACACCTTATCAGAAATTTCTATCATTTTCTCCAAAACTGTTGGTGGAAGAGTTGTTTCAAACAAAATGTCAGCCCATGGTCTGTGTAAGTGATACTTTAGCTCATATGTTTCTTCATTCATAGTCAAATCCTGAAAAATCTTGTTTCCTAAATTTGCCACCAGTTGCTATATCAAAAGATGGTGTGTCATCCTTTGTTTGACCAGTATCTACCAGTTCATCTTGTGCTGCTTGAGATACATCGAATAATCTCATTTTGGCACGATCAATGCCCACTACAAATTTACGATTTGATGTGGGATCATTGTATCGGTTCTTCAACTGTTTTACTAGTATTTGTCCAACTTCTTCCATCTGCTCAGTAGATATAATTGCAAACATAAGATCTGCAGTTGCAGGTAATCCGAAACTCTCTGAAGTATCTTCCAAACCGACATCAGTATTTGAGTAACCCGATCTAGTAGTTTGGGTCGCAGAGACAATAGGAAGCTTATTTTCCACAGCAAGACCGCGGAGTTCTTCTGCAATCGACTTGATAAGTGTGTAAGAATTGACATTAGATCCTGTTTTTATTCTAGAGGATGTACAAATGTTAAGATAATCTACAAATATAATGTCTGGAACAAATGATCGTTTAAGATTTAGTTCATTCAACAATGCACGAAAATGATTAACATTTGCAGCTGCAGTTGGATATTCTTTAATTATTAGTTTTCCTTTTGTAGTATTACTTAAACTATTTATTTTTTTATCGTAGAGGTCTTTTGGTAGACTGTGAAGGTCATCTATAGAAATATCTAGAAGGTTTGCATCAATCCTTTCAGCAATCTTTTCTTCTGCCATCTCAAGGGTGATATAAAGTACATTTTGATTTTGTGCAAGACAAGAAGATGCAACATGACACATGAACAAAGATTTACCTACACCAGTACCAGCAAGACAAATGTTTAGTGTTTTCTGCGGAAGACCGCCCTTGGTAATTCTGTTAAAGTAGTCGAGATCAAATGGAATCCTCTCTTCAACCCTATGATAATAATCGAACCGCTCAGCGCTGTCATCAATATAATCATGGCCAACATGAGGATCAAAAGAGACAGAAAGAGCATCGGAAAGAATGTCAGGAATGGCACCCTTATCTGTTGTTGATTTGGGATTGTCGAGGATTGATATTGATTCAACAACTGCGTTGTAGATTGCTTTGTCTTGGCAGAACTTTTCAGTTGTGTCCAATAGCCATGAGAGGTCTGAGAATTCTTGGTCATCTTTACCAATCTCATTGATAAGGTTTACAGACTCTTTGAAATCTTCTTCTGTGATTTTTGCTTCACTTAATTCAATATTAAGAGCCTCTTTATTCGGGAGAGAATTATATTTTAGTATAAAATTATTTATCTGATTGTAGATAATTTTATCGGAATTTTCAGTAAAATATTCATCATTTAAAAATGGTAATACCTTTCTTGCATAATCCTCATTCTGTAATAGATTCTTTAATATTGTTGTCTCTATTTTCATCGCTACCTATATGGTGTTCTTCTATTATTTCTAAAATCGCTTGACCTAATTTTTCTTCAAATATTTTACCCTGTTCATCGGTTATGACTCTTTCGCCAATATCAGATGGTGATGTTATTATATCATAACCATACTGGCATGTCAAGGTGCCATCATCATTCAGAGTTGGGTCTGTTTTAAAGTCTTTGTATTTAACTACAACACGACAAAACGGGCCATCCACAATTTGAATACAAAGACTGTCATCGTTGGGATCTTCTGGATTAGGAACGCGAACATACCAATTATCTTTAAGTTTTGGAACGTGAGCTTTTGGGGAAAGATCAGGCATTGGATATATCCCTGTCACCTTTAAGTTTAGCATCAGGGCCACCTGCTGTATCTATTTTTAAAGTTTGATCAAACTTTCTTTTACCATAAGGTTCTTTAGCTACACTAGAATTCCATTCATTTGCTTCTGGACATATCAAATTGAAAGATACTGCTCTTCTAATTCCTGACCCAAAGAATGGAGTTACAGAATGTTTTAACCATGCAGGAAAAATGAGAAATTTCCCCGCTTCTGGAATTACCATATCATATCCTTTTGGTCTAATACTTTGAAGAGGATTTATATCTACATATCCATCTTCTGAATGATGAATATTGAAAGATCCTTCTTCATTTACTTCTGAAACTTGTGGCGGAACTTTTAAATAAAATACACCAGACATCAAACCAAAATGACTATGGGCTGGATTATAATCAGTTTCTTCGGAATCTGTTGCCCAAATACTGTGTATTTCTAGATTGATTTTAGCTGGATCAATACCCATGAAATGTAATCCAGAATTACACAAATAACCTTTCCCCATAGTTAAAATATAATCTAGCATTTCTTTAGGTAATTCTGTAACAGGTATTGTAATTTGTTTCCCCTTAACTTCTCTAAACGCGTTTTGATGATACAACTCCTCATAACGAGTTTCGTAAAGGTTATCTAAAATCTCATTCATTTGATCAACCAACTCTTTACGCATATCTGCTGTTGCAGCATAGTTGTATTTTTGATAGAATGATACTTGAGTTTCATATTTTTCTTCAGCCATTATCTTCTCCTGTTTTAATTTCTTCTGGTTCAGGTTGTTCAGCTCCACCACCATAAGAGAATTCTTTTTTAGCAGCTTCATCTAATTTGTTCATTACATCTTCAGTAAAATATTTTTCTGGATCTTTGAGTATTTGTTTTGCGTATAACTTAGCACCATCTGGTAACTCATACCGTGTAGATACTTTCTTAAAAATCTCATACTTCTCTGCCAACTCTAAAAGACCATAGTAACGATTAAGGCCTTCATCATAACTTAGAAGTACATCAACTCTCTTGTTTTCTTTTGCAAGTCTAGATTTGAAGTTTTTACAATGAATGATGTTACCAACTACATCCGTGCCGACTTTATCTTTTTTCTTGGAAAGGAAAACAATATTAGATGCTGCATACTGTAAACCAGAACCACCACCCATAATATCTTGAGGAAACATAGCCCCGACTTGTTTGTATGTGTGATTAGTAACAAGTAATGGAATACCAGCTTTGGCAAGTTTAAGAGTCAATACTCTAAATGCACCCTTTACGATTCGTGCCTTAGTCATATCCACTTTGTTCGCACCTTCAGTAATGTCTTCAACTTCTTTGGCTGTAGATAACATACCAAGACTATCAAGACAAAGTAGAAGTGGTGCTTCACTTTTTTCCATGTGTCTGTCTACCACTCTTGATGCCTGTTGAGCAAAGTCTTGTATCGTAGCGACTGGCAATTGAATGAATCTTGTTTTATCAATATCCCGCTCTTCAATCATTTCTGGTGTTAGAGCAGACTCAGACTCAAAATACAGAACACCGCCACTAGGATTGTCTGCAAGAAACTGTCTGACAATCCCAAGTATGAAGAAAGTCTTACCCGTTGCTGACTCACCTGCGAAAGCAGTGATTTTATTGGACGGTAAACCTTTGTGAATACTTCCCGAAATAAGTGCGTTAAGTATGTAACTTCCTGTGTCAATATATTCATTTACGCTCCCTAGCATCCCTTCTGAAACTTTAGATGCATATTGGTTTCCTGTTACTCCTATTAGTTCATCAAAATAATCGCTCATAATTTAACCTTGTAATTTTTGTATTTTTTCTAATTGTTCCTTTGATATAAAATCAATATTGAAAGCCAAACTTCTTCGTTCACCATCACCTATAAATGGATAAACTTGGTGATTGAGTGTACTAGGATAAAGATAAAACCATCCAACTTCTGGCTGAATATTATATAATGAAGTAGTCATAAATGGATCAGCATCACCCATTCCAGTAAAAGCTATCTGACCATCTTTTCCAAATTTTATTGATGTTTCATCTTGTTTACGTTTCATCTGTTCTGGAACTTTTAAATAGATAACTGCCGAAATCTTAGAATTTTGATAGCCATCTACCATTTCACTATGGGCATGAACTGGAAGATAGTCATTTTCTTTTTGACTCACTACCCACGCATGAACTATCCTTGAATTCCATTGTGTATGTGGCCCATCAGAAATTTCAGTATCCATCATCTGTTTAACATTTCCATTGGAAAGAACAGTACTCATGTAATCATTTATTTTTTGCATAGTATAGTCAAGAACACCAAACTTTTGAAACTTTTCAGTAGAAACTTCCCATGAAGAAGGCACTACTTCATCAGTTCCTTTACCATCTGATTTTTCCAATATATCATCAC